GACTCTTTATGACACTTGGGTTCTTCATGAGAATAAAAACATTGACGAGTTTCAGGTGCACTCATGGACTCCCGTGGATCACTCAACCGTTCCCGCAGGCGTTAGAGCTTGGGTTCAGAAAAATAATGTTAGCCCGATTGCCATGAGCCCAGACGGTCAAAGGCAAATCAACGCATTAGGTTTAGATGTTCCCTATATCCCGCACACTATCGAACTCAACACTTACAAACCCGGGCAGAAGATTGACGGGGTTACGGGTAGGCAGTGGCTAGGGGTAAAGCCTAATAACTTTGTGTTTGGGATGGTTGCAGCTAATAAAGCTAACGCAGGATTAGTCCACAGAAAAGCCCTATCCGAGAACTTCCAAGCATTCGGGCAACATATCAAGACGCACCCTAATTCAATCCTTTACTTACATATGGAAACCAGTGCTCAAATGGGTGGCTTCGATGTCATGCGACTCTTGCAGGTTAGTGGCATTCCCCCCGAGAATGTAGTCTTTCCCGACCAAGTGCGACTCAGGTACGGTTTCACGGATGTCGAGATGGCAGCAATCTATGAAGCTTTTGATTGCCTGCTTGCACCGAGCTACGGCGAAGGTTTTCAAGTTCCCCTGATTGAAGCTCAGGCGGTCGGCGTTCCAGTTATTGCGAGCAACTACACCGCACCGAAAGACTTGGTTAGCGAAGATTCGATTCTCATAGACGGGCAACCATTCTGGGATGAAAAGCAGGCGAGCTTCTACCAAGTGCCTAATGTTGGTTTGACTATTCAAGCCATGAGCAAGATTGCCGAAGAAAGAAAGATTTCAGAAGCTTCTCTAAAGTTCGCTAAACAGTTTGACGCTGATCTAGTGTTTGAAGAGAAGTGGCTTCCATATCTTCAGGAAAATCTAAAGTAAACTAGAAACATGGCAATAACAAATGGGTACATCGAGCTAAGCCTTTTGAAGAGCTCGCTTCAGATTGACGACACGATTCTAGATGATTTTCTAGAGTTAGCCATCGAGGGAGCTTCAAGGCAGATTGACGCAGCATGCGAAAGAGTTTTCTATCAGTCAGACGCAGAAACCAGAATCTTCACGCCCCGGGATTCTTATGTTGTTGAGATTGACGACCTAAGAAGCGTTACCACTATCAAGACTTCAAGCGATGCTGACGGTTCTTTTGATGTCACTTGGCAAGCTAAAGACTTTCAGCTAGAACCCCTGAACTCTAAAGCGGGCGGGATTGAATTCCCATCCACTCAGATTAGAGCGGTAGATGATTATCTCTGGCCGATTGATGGCGAAGAAGCCACGGTGCAAATTGTCGGAGATTGGGGTTGGGATTCAATACCTGCTCAGATCCGTCAGGCTACTTTGATTCTTTCTGCTCGATTGTTTGAACGCAGAAACTCACCGCTAGGGATTGCAGGGTTCTCAGACATCGGAGCAGTTCGAGTCTCACGCTTTGACGCTGACATTGAAAATCTAATCATGCCGTTCAAGAAAGTGAGAATGGCTTGAACATCACCGCAATCAGAAACGGTCTTGAAGCAAACATAGAAACAATCAGCGGGCTAAGGGCTTACTCAGAAATTCCAGATAACCCGGTAACACCATGCGCAGTTATCACGCTGAACAATATTAGTTATGATCAGGCTTTTCAAAAAGGATTGACCGAGTTCGCATTCAACATCACCGTAATCGTTGGAAGGTTCTCGGTAGTTCAGGCTCAACAGAATCTAAATGACTACGCTAATAATGACGGCGATAAGTCAATCAAGACCGCCATAGAATCAGACCGTTCACTCTCAGGCAGTGCAGTAGATGTCCGAGTTGTGTCAATGGACTCAATTAGTGCATTAGACTTAAATGACGGAAACAACTATCTCGGGATGGAGTTTTCCGTCACCGTTTACGCAGAATAAAGGAGAAACAAATGGCGAAATTCGTCACTACCGATTACAGCATTACGCTGGGAACAACCGACTTCTCAAGCTCACTAAACTCAGTTACCCTTGATGTTTCAGTTGAAGAGCAAGAGACCACCGCTTTCGGCAACAGCAGCCGAACAAGAATCGCAGGTCTAAAGGATGCAAGCATCTCTCTAGACTTTCACCAAGACTTCGGCGCTGACTCAGTTGACGCAACTCTTTGGCCACTACTAGGCTCAACAGTCGAGTTCACAATCTTGCCAACGAGCGAAGCAGTTTCAGCAACTAACCCAAGTTACACCGGAACAGCCCTAGTAACTCAGTATCAGCCATTCGCTAACGCAGTCGGCGAACTAGCTACCTTGAGCATTACTTGGCCAGTCACCGGAGACATCACTAGAGCAACAGCATAAGGATAAGAAAATGCAAATAAACCTCCAAACCAAATTCGAAGACGACTCCGAGAAAGTAATCAGCGCAGGCGCAGCCGATCTAATTGCTTTTGAAAGAGAGTTTGACCTTAGTGTTGCCAAGCTTCAAAGTGAAGTGAAACTAACTCACTTGCTTTATATTGCTTGGCACTCTGAGAGTCGCAACAAGGCAACAGCCTTAGAGTTCGAAGAATGGACTAGCACAATAGTTTCTATCCAAGCGACCGACTCAAAAAAATGATTGCGCTGGGTGAGGAATCCTTTCACTGGAAACTCGCCCATCTCTCACACGAGTACCACATCGCTCCAAGTGTATTGCTCCAAGAGTCCCCGAGGATGCTTTGGACAATGGAGAGGTATCTTCATTGGAGAGTTACTCAACAGGAGAACGCCAAGCGTAAGCGGTGAAGCCCCTGCCCCTAAAAAGGCGGGGGTTTTCTCTTTAGTAGAATATAAGGGTTAGGAGTTCTCTTGATTACATTAGGCAAACAAACCAAAGTCACGGGTTTAGATCGTGCCGTTCGGGAACTCAACAAAGTTGACAAGGACATAATCAAGCAACTTCGTAAAGACATGAGGCAAGAATCAAGCCCCGTCTTGAAAGAGATTGTTTCTGAGGTAGATGTTCAAGCACCTATCAGCGGAATGCGGGGAAGTCATAGAACAGCATGGAGCGGGGTCAAGGGAGGCTTCAGCTTCCGCCCTAACGCCCGTTCTAAGGCTGGCGGGTATGTTCCTATCATCAACATGACTCTCCGCTCTAAGGGCAAGACAGCCGGGTTTGAGATTGCTGAAATGGCGGGCAGTAAGAACCTAGCCTTTTCAAAGAACAAAGCTCGGGGAAGGCAGTTCGTTGGAATCCTAAAACAGCGATCAGGTAGCAACTTCAAGGCTGGTCGTTTCGGTTACTCAGAGTTTCTAAAGAGAAGGCCAGAGATTCAAAAGACAGTAATAAAAATTATTGACGACTTTGCAAGTCAGTTCAACAAGAAGATTAGGATTCGCTGATGGCTATCAATCTCCCGATTGTAACGAAGTTCGATGCTAAGGGAATCAAGAGCGCAGAAGATTCCCTAAAGAAGTTTGGTAGAGCGGCAGGGGCAGCAGCAGCCGCAGCAACCGCAGCCGTGGCAGGTATAGCCGCAGCCAGTGTCAAAGAGTTCGCTAAGTTCGATTCTGCCCTGAATAAGTCAATCTCCATTATGGGGAATGTCGGGGACTCGCTTCAAGAAGACATGGCGAAAACCGCTCGGGAAGTTGCCAAGTCAACAACCTTCTCAGCCGAAGAAGCAGCAGAAGCGTACTTCTTTCTAGCTAGTGCGGGTCTAGATGCAGAGCAACAGATTGCAGCTATGCCGCAGGTTGCCAAGTTCGCTCAGGCGGGTATGTTCGACATGGCACTCGCAACCGACTTGGCTACGGATGCCCAAAGTGCACTTGGTCTAGCTAGTGATGATGCAAGCGAGAACCTAGACAACCTAACCCGGGTTACCGATGTATTCGTAAAGGCAAACACTCTAGCCAACACTTCGGTAGAGCAACTAGCCACGGCGTTCACCTCTAAAGCTGGTACAGCCCTAAAGACGGTTGGCAAGGATGTCGAAGAAGGTGCAGCCGCTCTAGCAGTCTTTGCCGATCAGGGTATCAAGGGCGAACGAGCTGGAACACTTCTAACTAACACAATCTTCGGATTGACTGATGCCGTTGATAGAGCTCCGGCAATCCTTGAAGAGATGAATGTTCAGGTCTTTGACGCTGAAGGTAACTTCAACAATTTCGCAGTCATAGCCGAACAACTTGGCACGGCATTAGATGGGATGTCAACCGAGGCGCAGATTGCCCAACTCTCACAGCTAGGACTAACCAAGCAAGCCCGTGAAGGTGTCTTGGCTCTAGTAGGTCAAGAAGACTCTCTAAGGGGCTATGAGAGCGCTTTGAGAGACGCTGGGGGTACAGCCGAAGAGGTTGCAAACAATCAGCTCAAAACAATGGAAGCGCAGTTTGAGCTACTCAAATCTGAAGTTGCAGATGTCGGAATTGAGATTGGTAGTGAACTAGCCCCGGTCTTGCTAGAACTCTTTGAGCAACTAAAGCCAATCATTCAAAACGCAGCCCCCGCCTTTATTGCATTCTTCCAAAACCTAGCGCCCGTTATCGCTAACGCAGTTTCTTTCTTTACCGAGCAATTTATCCCTGCCATGCAGGATCTATTCAAGGCAATCTCTGACAATAGAGAGATAATCGGTTTCTTCGTTGTGACGCTGGGAACTTTGCTAGTTGCGACTCAGGCAATCATTACCGCAGTCAAAACAGCCACGGCAGTGCAGGCAATCTATAACGCCATTATTGCTGCTAACCCAATCGGTCTAATCATCACAGCTCTAGCAGTATTCGCCGCAGCGGTTATCTACCTAGCAACTCAGACGACATTCTTCCAAGACGCTTGGACAAAGATGACCGAGATTGCTTCTGAGGCGTTCAGAATCTTCGGCGAAACTTTCAAGGCAATCGGAGAAACTTTAGTCAACTTCTTTAGCGGGCTGGTTGAAAACATTTCCGAATCTTGGAACAGAATGACCGATGGAATCGGCAAGGCTATCGAAGCAGCTGGAAAGTTCATCAAGGGAATCTGGGATGGATTAGTTGAGGGAATCAATACAGGGATTGAAAACATTGGTTCATTCTTTGAGACAACATTCAACGGGGTAACGAACTTCTTCCGTGGAGTTATCAACGGATATATCAGCATGTTTGAAAGCTTCTTCAACTTTGTTATCGGTGGGGCTAATGGACTAATCAGGGCGCTGAACAGAATCCGAGTCAGCATCCCTTCAACGCCGTTCACTCCCGGCTTCTCTATCGGAGTCAGCTTGCCGACACTGGACAGGCTTTCAATTCCAAGACTTGCCGAAGGTGGAATAGTAATGCCAACCCCGGGCGGGATACTTGCAAACATTGGAGAAGGTGGACAACCCGAAGCAGTTATACCGCTCGACCGTTTCGGCTCAATGGGTAGCACAACTAACAACATTGAAATCAATGTCACCGCTGGAGCTGGTACTGATCCCGTTTCGGTAGGTCGTGCAGTTGTTGACGCTATCAAGAGATACGAATCAACTAACGGGAAAGTGTTTGCTTCAGCATGAGCGTAAAGGTAGAGCTTGGATTTACTTCGGCGGGAGCTTCAGCCCCGTTCTTTACCCTTGACAATAATCGCTTGGGGTTACTCAACGGCATCGAGGGAAAGCTTGGCGGTGGTCAGGTCTTGGTTGATGTTAGTGAGTATGTCAGAGAGTTCAACACTAACCGAGGGAAATCTAGGGAGCTAGATAGATTCCAAGCTGGTCAGGCTTCAGTCTCATTCAACAACAGTCAGAGAGTCTTTGACCCAACTTTTGAAGCTTCACCTTTCTTCGGTCAGATAGAACCAAGAAGGCAGATAGTGATAACGGTTGATGATGTCATTCAATACGAGGGAACGATTGACGACTGGAACATTGATTACGAGCGGGGCGGTAACTCAGTGGCCACGGCAGTAGCTTTTGACGGTATTGCAAACCTAGCCAATATCGCCCTAGAAGATTTCACCCCA